AATAAGTGAACATACTTTGAACTGTTCCAATAACAGTAGCTTGTTCAATCTTCCTGTTGAGTGTTTCAATTGTATCTGTCTCACGTACTACTACGGTAGACAAGTTACAGAACTGCATAGGTCGAAGGATAATCTCAGAGCAAGGATTAGTTCCTAAGGAATACTTAGTATCTCGTCCTGCCTTGTGTGCTAAATCAGTCATAGCTTTACGATTAACAATACCACGCTCACCACTATGAGAGTTGTATAAGTCAGTCCACTCTTCCATGAACTGTCCCATGCTTGGGCGGTCATTATAGACCGCAGAGTTGTTTGCAAGCGATCTGTGACTGGAGGCTTCCCACCATGCCCCTGACTTGCAAGTAGCCATCTCACGGTCACTGAGGTCGCTGAGCGAGATCATAGCTGATCGTCGCACACCACCCACAATGACAGACTGTGCAATCTTGCAACAGATGTCGTGGCATTCAAGAGCCGTAAGATTACGTCCCTTAGCCTTATAGAAAGTTTGTGTTACATATCGAAACACTTCTTCTAGGGGAGCAGGTCCACTTGCCCGACCACCAAAGGTCTTGAGGCGAACACCCGATCCACGTACAAGGGAGACATCCCACTTAGGGTGAATACCATTGTAAAGATTGTCGATCAGTGTACGCAGTGCGTCACACCAACCTTCCCTTGAGTCAGCCACATAGATAACGTTATCCCAATCTTTGGTAATCACATTAGGTACAACAGGTAACTGATGGATGCATCGTCCTTCAACTGTGTATCCTACTCCTGTGCCACACATAAGGATATACATCAACTCACTGAATGAGGATGGTGTATTGATTTCCATGTAAGCACAATTGTACAGAGCTGTGTTATCCTTGTCCAACGCAGGACCCGCAGTCATAAGACCACGCATACTGGGGAGGACTTCAAGGTTTAAAATAGCATACTTGATATCAGATCTCTCAGCAAGAGCAGGAGCTTTCGTTGTAAAGTAATCCCACCACCTATCCACAGTCTCTTCCCAAGTCTCTCGTCTTCCCTGTTCGGGCATCCAACGACTATAGCGACTAAGGGCAATGAACTCTTGAAAGGTATTCATGATATACCTGTCGATCCAAAGCCACCACTAGCTCTATTTGTGTTGTCTAACTCTGTCATTACTGTAAACTGAGGGGTGATAACAGGTGTGATGACCAATTGAGCTAGGCGATCACCCTTGTTAAAGACGATTGTTGTAGCACAGGTATTCATAAGTAACATTTTGATGGTACCACGGTAGTCAGGATCAATAACACCTACGCCATTACACAGGACAATGCCTTGTAAAGCAAGGGATGACCGAAGGTAAACCAGTCCTGCTGTACCCTGAGGTAAAGCAATAAAGACACCTGTGTCAACCATAACAGGTTGATTAGGCATCAAGGCAACCCGATCTAGGCAACTTAGGTCTGACCCAACAGACCCCGCTGTCTGATATACAGGGGCAACCGCAGTAGGAGCTAAGGCAATCCTTACCTTATCACCTACATAAGTGTTGGTATAAATTTCATGTGTTGTTGGTGAACCAAACGTATTTGTATCCGCAGTATAACTATTATTTATCATCAGTATCCCTTTGGTTGTATTCTATAGCCCCAACTATTAGTAAGGTTTCCATAGAATTGGTTGTTTCGTATCTTTATTATACTCTCCACTGCGGAGAATACGCACACATTGTGCCATTTTCACAGCGTAATCGTACCCATATGCACACCCATCAACACCCACAGATTTATCATAGGTAGCTAATACAGCTTCAGTCCAGTACTGGGGTTGAACTGAATCCAGTATCTTACTTGCTTTGACAGGTCCACACTTCCATACTCCAGGAATGTTATCGGTCGTATCACCCATAAGCCATTGCTTATGGAAGTTATACTCAGCTGTCTGAGCGTCTAACAACACAGGTGCTTCTTCCTTGTCGGGGTTCCAATGCCATCCCCTTACTGAACGGAGATCCTTGTCTATGGTTACAGCGACAGCCTTAAACCCACTAGACATCATACCCATAATGTCATCAGCTTCCAAGGCAGGGAGTTCCAACTTGTTAGTCTTAGTTACAAGTTCGATTGCCAAGCCTAAGCACTCAGGTACCTTACGACTGCCGTCATCCCTGTGTCGCTTGTATGCTTCCCATATCTTACGTCTATAGTTATCAGACCTAGGGCAAGACACAGCTACATACACCTTGTCCACACCCTTAGGTGTCCAAGCTTTGATATCATGTATGATACGATTCTCAAGCTCGTCAACCCCCTCTGTCTCTGCCCAGAAGGCAGCCTTATAGGCTATGATGTCTCCATCTAGCACAGCTACCTCAGGCATCTTCTCTATCGTCATCATCGTTGTCATCATCATCCTCTCTAAGCTCTTTATGTAAAGCTTTAATTATATTTTCTATAGCATCACTTGAGATTGCTATGTCATTTCGTTGTGCTACACAAGCAACACAAGTACATAGATACTTGTCGTCATCTTGTAAATACTCAAGCCAATCATCAAACAGTTCATTTAATTTTGTTTTAAATTTAACTTCAGTGTCATTATTTAATACTCTGTAGTGAAACATTTCTTGATAATCTACATTACCTTCTTCTATTTTGTTTGCCATATCTTCTGACTCATGGTTTCGCCACTCACCAGTATGGTCAATTAACTTTCGTGTACCGTGTGCAACAAAAACTTCTAGTGCACCAATCTTACGACCATAACCAACCTCATTTAAATACCTGCAGTCATCTACAATAACACACTTCTCATGCCACTGCTTAGGGTTGACTTCTAAGTTATCAGTATCCTGTGATTTAATAGTAGCTAATCTCTCAGCAAACTTCTTTACCCAGTAATCAGGATCTTCTTTACGCTTACTAGAGCCAAGTAGTTGACAAGCAATCCTATATTCTTCAGGATTCTTTTCCTTGGTTAGTCCAGTAAGTTCAACTTCCTTCTTCAGTATCTCAGCAAAAGAAAGATTGACAGGTGAATATCCTTTTTCATATAAGTATTTATTAAACCAATTAGCCACAGTTGTTTTACCAACACGTGCCTTACCTCCAATCATAACTACCATCATAAAGATACCTCCATAATTGTTTAGGTGAAAAAAGTCTTGGGAAATTCTTATGATGTACATTAAGAAAATCTATAACGAATGTTGTGCATGTGGGTGGGATGTTAATCTTATCTTCTTTATTAAAATATCTAAGGATTTGATACCATATCAAAGCCCAGTGATGTGTCTCAGGATAAGCTAAGAACCACTCAAAGGCATCTTCTCTTAGGTTTATAATACCCATGGATATCTGAGCATAAGGATCAACACCAAATAATTTCTTGTTTAGCCCCAACCTTACGACCCTTGGTTTTGATCCATCAACAGTAATTAATATTAGTTTATATGCATTAAACCTTAACTCAAGATGTACATGAGTATGCTTAGTCCATTGCATTAAACCAATAACATATTTACGCCAGCCTTGTAATCTGATTGAGTTGTAAAAACATATCCTTACTTCAGCTTTCATAGAAGATTACCAATCCCAAATAGACAGCAAGGGCATGCTCTACCCTAGCTCCATCTGATTTCTCCCAACCGTGCAACATAACCATAGCATTTGACTTTAGTATAGCCATGAGGTCTCTTTGCATACATGCTTTCAAGTGATCTTTTCCATCAAGAGATATACTTGTTCCAACAAACCCATCATCTTCATCCATCTGAGCAGGATTATAAACAGTTCCGATAGCTGGATTACCCCCCCATTTTCTAGCAGCTGTATGAAATGCGGGAAAGTTATGCTGAGGATATCCTCGCATAGGTCCTGCTATATATAAATCTAATCTTTCAGTCATATTATTATTCCTTAGTGTGTGTCCGACCATGTATTACCAACAGTATAATCTGCATCTACTTGAATGTTTAATCTCAGTTCTTTACCTGCATCAATAGCAGCAAGCTTTAAGATATTACCAACAGCATCAGCATGCTCTATTGGTACAGCATACTGAAGCTCGTCATGCACATATGCCATTTGGTAAACATCATTACCAAACATCTTCTGTAAAGCTTCACTTGCTTTTAACATCCATAATTTACTGACAATAGCACCTGCTCCTTGCAGCAAAGTATTGAGTGCAGCATATTCTTTCCGTACTGGTATACGTCTACCATCAGGTAAGATGACAGACTTATCCTTTAGGAATTGAAACCTGACTTCTTCTTGTACCTTACCTAAAGCAGGAATCTCTTTCTGAAACCGTTTGCGTAACTTCTCAGCATTAGTAACGGTACAATTAAGAACCTTGCTCAGCTTAGGATTGCTTGCACCATATAGATAAGCATAGATAAAAGACTTGGCTAAGTCTCTCGATTGTAGACCTGCAGCTGTTTGATTGTGTGTATGTATATCACCATCAACTAAAATCTCAGCATACTTACCTGAGTCATACTTACTCATATAGTGAGCAAGCATTCGCAGCTCCAATCCCTTGAGATCTGCACCTACTTGAGTATAGCCAATGAGAGCAGGACACCATAGAGAACGAACCCTAGAGTCACTTGAGACTTGAGCTATGTTGGGTTGACTGTGAGTACACCTGCCTGTAGCAGCACCTTGTGGGTTGATACCACCATGAATACGACCATCCCTAGAGTAGGCAGCACGTAGATTCCAATCTTCTATCTGACTGATCAGCTTAGTAATGTCAAAGTATTTGACTAGAGTAGTTGCTTCCTCAAACTTAAGTTCTGACAATACTTCTTCGTCTACCTTGGGGTTACCCTTCTCTGTCTCAGGTGCTACCCATCCATACTTCTCGTTGAGGCGAGATGCAATCTGTAGTCTAGAACCAGGATTAAATACTTCTATCTTATCCTTGAGACGTTTACCTGTCTTCTCAGATACCCGTCCAAGAATCTTGTCGGGAAATATGACACGCATGTTGTCTTCGATATCAAGCTTCTCTAATAACAAAGACCTGTACAATGCATCACCACCAACAAGATCATAGCCAAAGCCATTCTCCACTTGTTGTTGGCAGACACGTGTAACACTGTGCTCAAAGCGAACTAATCCCTTGTTAGTGATAATGAATGGTAATTGATACTTGTATATCTTCTCACCTAACAGTACGTCATTAAGACAATACTTTCCCATGTCATCTGAGTACACAGCCCAACCACCCTTGTAAACAGTCTTAGGATACTTGAGGTGAGTACCCCAGTTGTCCAATGAGTTGCCACCAAAGGGATGCTCGTTCCGATCAGGGAACATAAGCCGTGATACCACAAGGGTATCGACGATGCAGCGGGGATGATTAAGACCAAGCAGACGCATCAGTACAGGTAGATCGTACCCATAGATGTTGTGTCCAACAAGGATATCAAACTTTGATAGGTATACCAACAGATCTTGTAGTTGATCCTGCTTCCATAGTTTAGGAGTTGCAGCATCAGTGTCCTTCGTAGCTACGCACCATATCTTAGTGCATTCCTTAAGAGCAGTACCCTTCTTCTCGACATAGACTTCACTGAGGGCATTGCCTTCGATATCTAGTATGCATGTCTTCATTGTATTCCTTCCACTGGGTTAAAGGCTACCGTGCCTGTGTCATCTACAGCAAAGCCGATCTCCTGTAGCCGACCTGACTTGCGGTCATAGTACAATGCCGTAGCAATGCCTGCCCGACCAGTCAGTCGATTCTTCAGTACTCGTACAATGGTTGTATTAGATGTACGTTCATCAGGATTCTGTCGATCTCTCTCAAGACCAATCACTGTGTTAGGTACTGAGGACAATGCACCAGACCCACGTAGATCCTGTAAGGTGACACGGCTACCTTCTTCGTATGCCTTATCAGTCTTCTTAAGTTGTGACACAATGTCAACATGCACACCTGTACGAACAGACATTGATCGTAGTTCCTTCATCAGTGTATCTATGATGATACGTTCTGATCCACCACCCTCAATATCTTTATCGTTAACACCCATAAGACCAGCTGCTGCTGCTGTAATATGATCAAGAACAATGACATCAACCTTAAGTGATGTAGCCATGAACTCCATCCGAGCAAGCAAGTTAGTCATAGCATTGTTACCGAGATGATCATAGATGTACAGATTTGTTTGACACAATCTAGTACGTGCCTCTGCATACTCATCCTCACTCAGGTCATCAAGCATATTCACATTGATAGTATTGCGACCCATCTTTACTTGTAAAGCATTCATCATACGTGAAGCTCTAATAGCCCGTACTGGTTTGTTTAACAACAGTGATATAAGATCATCCATTGTTTCCTGAGGGGATTCCTCAAGCATAATACAACCAACACTGCGACCATCAACAAGATGATTGATGATGAGTTCACGTAAGATCGTAGACTTACCAGAGCCTGTGCCAGATGCCCATAGGGTGATCTCACCACTACGCTGACCAATGAGGAACTCACTGAGCTTATCGTAGGGAAAGGGATAAACCTTTACATCTTCCATATCTTGTGAGTCATTTGCAATCTTACTGACGTGGAGAATTTCATCGGGTGAGTAAGCTTGTGCTTCCCATAAGGCATTGACCAATGCTTTGGATTGATTGTTCATCAAGCATTCATTGGCATCCTTGTACGGCAGCTTAGCAATCTTACAACGTCCACTAGACAGGATGTCAGCAACAGCCTTAGCTGCATCTTGTCCTGCTGTATCCATATCAAAGCATAGTATAACCTCAGGATAACCATTGATAAACTCAAGGTTATCCTTAATAGCTTTTACTGCTGATGTCGCACCATTAGGCAACGATACCACAGCCCATGTACCACCGAGTGATTGATTGACGGTCATGCAATCAATCTCCCCTTCGGTAATTATGAGGCGTTTACCACCTGTAGACTTCCATAGATTCTGACCAAACAATTCAACACCCTTGGCTGATCCCTTCCAAGCAAACTGCTTATCGGGACCCCGTAGATGTTGACCTACTAAAGTATTATCCTTATAGTAGTTAGCAATCTGAACTATCTTTCCATTGATCTTAGCTGTCTGATACCCATACAGTCTACATACTTTTTCAGTGAGTAGCCTATCGGATACTTCGCATACTGTACCAATGACTGGTATAAACGTTTTAACGTTAACGGTTGTATCTTCTATCACATAATCTCCTTTATGATATCCACAACTAAAACAGTGGACGTGATCATCATAGACCCCTAAGTTATCCCCTGAGTTATCTCGACCCATAGCTTGACACTTGGGACACGCATCCTTACGTATGAATGCTGATTCTTTTATATCCATTCAATATCCTCCTTAAGTTTTTTTGGTAAAATTTTGGGTTCATAATACTCCTTATGAACAGCGTTTACTCTGATCCAATCCTTAGCATCTACTAAAGATTTAAAAGTTGTGGGTGTACCTAGTGATTCTTCTAGCCAACCATGCTTACCCCATTTACCTGTTACCCATATACCGATTGGTTGTTTATCATTCATTTCTTTTTCTTCTTAAGTAATATCTTAGGTGGATTCTTACTAAACTTACCCTTCTTTGCTTGTGCTATACCTTTTTTAACAACCTTCTTAGTTTGCATTGCTGAGATGGCTGCTATAATATACTCAAGCCATATAGCAAAGGATAGTTGCGACACTGTAGTGTCGTTAGCTTTCTTCTTCTTAAACGCTTTAGCATAGTTCTTATCATACTGCTTCTGATCTACCTTGCGATAGCTATCGCCCTTACCATTTGCATTCTTCATGTAGCTCCTTAAAGAAAAAAGTAAGGGAAACACAAGAGATTTTCTTGTGTTTCCCCTACCATTAATTACTAACTGACAATATAAAGTATCCCTCTGAATCTTTTTCAGCCCACTGTTTAGTTACATACAGGCTGATGATTTGAGTATCATCTTCCCATATCTTACCATTCATGGTATCTAAAATTGCCTTGGCAAAGTTATCAATATCTGGTCTAGGGTATTCCTTATCAGTCTTCTTAGGTCGTTTTATATATAACTCTATAGAAACTGATAAGGAATTACTGAGAGGTACGAACCCATTTCCAATGGTATTCCATACAGCCTCAGCAGCAATCTCACGAAACACTTTATATGTTCCTACATAGAATGCACCCCACCTTGATACCCGTGGTCTGCTTGCAGCTACGGGGTTAATATTGAACTGCCACTCCAATACCTTCTTAGTAGGGGAGGTCACTGTCAGCTTGATCTGTTAGATCATCCTTCTTTGTTGATCCCCCAACAAAGCCACCCTCTACTGCAGCAAAGTCACTACCCTTAGTGAAGGTAGTATTCTTTTCCACAACCTGAATACCATTCAAGTAGATAGATAAGGAATTATCTCTAGTCAGAACCATCGGCGCAAGCTTGAGACGAACCTTGTCACCACCGAATGGGACGATGTCAGTAGGTTGACCCAAAGAGTCAACACAAGGAAACTTACCTGAATCCACATGGACTTTAGACTTAGCTTTAAACGTAACAACATTATCAACCTCCCTTAAACCATTGATCTTCTTAGCACCACTCGTCTTTAGAATAGTATCTAAAGTTTTTTGTA